CGGTTGAACCATCATGTACAACAATTGAATTTAATGTTGTGTCTACTGTTAACTCACCTGCTAGTCCTGTAAACGTTGAGTGTTGGGCTGTTGTGCCTCTTCTAAATTGTACTTGCTTTGCCATGTTAAATTGTTCCCCAATCTGAAACGTCATCTATCACTGTGTCTGCCACTGATCCCAAATCTAATACTGTTGATGTGGGTACTGGATTGTAAGGTGGAATACCTTTGTTGACATTTATTTCAGTGTATAAATTATAATTATCGTCAGAATACAAAGGACTTTCAGTTGTGCCATTTTTAACACCTTTGAATGCTAGTTTGTATTTGTTTTCATCAAGTTCTGCTAACAAGTCTTCAGTTAATGTAATTGACGCAGTACCAATCGAAGCATTACTAATAGTTACACTTATGTTACTAACAACATTACCAGTACCAGTGTATGTAGAATCAATCAAGTAACCTGTGATACTGTATGCCGAAACGTTTGCTGGTTTTTGATCTTGATTTTTAAAATTAATTTCAATGGTATTATCAGTACCTTTGTATACTTCTACAGTTCTATTGTACACGACTCGGTTCCTTGTTTTGATCGCAGGATCATCGTCCAAAATTTGAACCATGATCTTATTTGCATATAAATAACTTGTAATTACTGACATTTGTAATCCTTTACAATATTTATCAAGAAACAATGGAAGACGCACACAGAAAATTATTAGACCAATACCCATTCATAAGTTATATAACTTATGGTGGCAATGATTATATCGGAATAATTCAGAATCGTGATGAAGTTATAACTACAATTTATGATTTTTCACTGTTAAAATCAATTGAATCTAAGGCTAAATTTTTAGAACTAGGTGATACCTGGTGGTGGGAATCAAATCGACTAGTACCAATCAATGTATTTTTAAAACAAGAGTGGGTTGAAATGAAAGTTTGTTTAAAAACTTTTAATAGTAAAGATGTTGAAATAGTTCATGGACCATATATCAGTCTTAAAGAAATAGCTCAGAAACGTTCTAAGCGTCGTTCGATAACTCTTGTTCGCAAAGTAGATTCAAATTAACAACAACTAACTGTGCGTAGGAAACTGCGTGTGCCTGTTTAAAATAATAACTTTCATCTTTAGGTTTAATCCAGACATCTTCAGAGACTTCCTTCCATGTCTTACCTATCAATGATCTTTTTGCTGGACGTATCACACTTAGAAACATAGCCAACCTTGGAATTGAATCTATAGGTTCAGGCATCTTTAACATAGTGTCATAGTGATTGTTAACGTGTATTAGTTGTTCGCATATATTTCTATCGTACAACTTAGCCCAGTCTGGCTCTCGCATAAGTTCTACCAGATGTTGTTCATCTCTGACACTCTTATAGACATTTACGTTAAGTAAATCTAATTTTTGATATCCTCTGTCTTCTGCCACTTTATGGTCGATACTGGCCCACCCTGTAAATGGATCTTGCGGAACATCAGTAGCATAGACTCCTGTGTTATGTTTTGTTAACTTCCCGTCACGTATAATACTAGCAGGAGTAACTTTAAATAATGCTAGGGCCTGATCTCTGTCAGCAAAGTCTATGTCAATATCTGATTTAAATTTCATAACCCGGCCTCTTTAAGAATACTTTTAACCCATTCAGTGTCTGCTAGATAATCAACAAATTTACGTTGCCAATGGGTAGGATCAATAGTTTCTATAATTAAAGCAATTTGTTCTTCATTAAGTTTATCTAAAAACTCAACACCACTTTCACAATTGAATACTATCCACGGACTAACTCTACCGTTGTTAATATGACTTATTATACGATTAGTGTTGCCATATCTAAAATAATCTTTAAGTCCTGCTATGCCTTCAGTTTCATCTACATAGTCTTGTATTTCTGTCAATGCTCTTTCCAACGCATCTTGTACTGCTTCTTTTCTAATATACTGAGTTAAGAATTCATTATAAACACTTTCCTGACACCATCTATCTAATTTTTTATTTTCTTTGAGAACCCATTCAATGAACATTTTTGGATTAACAGCTCGAATACTAATCATATGCCTGCCAAACTTAACAAAGGCCGAATAGTAAGGACTCTTAACAAAATCTTCATAATTCTTCATTTTTGCTGAGCCTTGTGTCATTTCGTAGAAGCGTAGATATGCTTGAAATCCAAATTGAACTCCTACCTCTTTTTCTTGTTGGTATCTGCGTTTAGTTTCGCACATGTGAGCCGCCAGAGTAGATTCTCTGCGATATTCTTTCTCACAGTACTTACATTTATAACTCGTCTTTGATTCGCTTGTCATCGTATCCGAGTTCTCGCGCCATGTCTCTAAGATCTCGTTTATCATTTAATTTTGCTAATAAGTCTATCTCGTCTGATTTCATATTTGGATAAATCTTAGCCAAAAACTTTTGACTTTTATTATCCCCCTCTTTCTTCTTTGCTTTTAACCAATAGTGAAATTGATTGCCCATACTAGGACTAACTGTGGTACAGGTTAACCATTGCAGTTTTGTATGTTTGTTAATGTCAAAGAAATGTTTGTTAACTCGTTCATTAGTTGCTCTTAGGTACCATTCTTGGAAGTCTTTATTGCCACTGACGTTGGCACCATACTTTAACATTAGATATGTTGAAAACTTTTTCTTTTGTTCATCAGTGAACTTGTCGTAGTAGGCGCGATCTTTACGATCGTATGCCGCCATTTCGTTGCCAATATATAAAGGATCTGTATTCATATAATTAATTATAACATAGTTGTCTAAATTTATCAAGATCTGGTAGGTAATCTTTTAATCGAATATTTCTAGATTGGTCTAATCGATCATTGTACTCAAAAAATTTGGTTAATAGTTTAATATCTGTTTGTTCTTTAAAATTAATTAAACTATCTATAAATGTTCTAAACAATCTGTCATTCTTATAACAGTTAGTATCGAATATTTTTTCCAAATCAGGTTTAACAAGATTATAATCAGGATAAAGAAATGGTGAATAGATATTATCTTGGTCGCCTGCTAAACTACAATGTATCAAACAAGTAGGAAATTCTTTATCTAGAAATAAAAATAGTTCAGCTAATTTACTTATATTATAAATTGATACTACTGTATTAAAAGAAACAACGTGTCCTTGATCGATTAGATATCTAGCATTGTCTATTATCTGATCAAACGTGCTAGGGTATCTTATGTAATGATTAAGTGCCTGGTAAGCATCAACACTAACAATAAATGATAGCTTAGAAAACTGTTTAAAAAGTTCTTTCATTCTACTACTAATTTTAGTAGCGTTTGTATTAATGATAAATTCAAAATCTGTTTTTTGATCATTAATACAGTCTATCATAAATTTCTGTAGATCATAACTTGCTGTAGGTTCACCTCCAGACACATATAATTTTTCCAATTTATCTAATTTAACAAAGTCAAAATTGGTATATTCATATGTGGTATCTTTATCAATCCATCCAATTTTTACATATTCATCGAATATTTGATTTGAACTTTCAGGACCACATGTTCTACACTGTAGATTACATATATTGTCTGGTCTAACCTCATAATACACAGGAGTGGTTATGTTAATAACATCTTCTATTGATGTTAACTGTAATCTATTTGCCCACTCAATTGTTTCGACCTGTCTAGCACTTTGCATACCATGAGATTCTAAATTATAACAACTCTTACAGTGGTTCTCAACAAGTTTGCCATTAATCATATCTGTACGTATCGATAAGTAATCAGAATCTGTTGACCAATCTGAAATGTCTTTTAGTTTTTTAATAGGCTCCCACGATCGACAACATACTGTAGTTGACCCATTTTGAACTAATAGTTCAATGAATGGAAAAATACAAAAACTTTTATTTTCATTTACTAATTTAGAAAATATTCTTACAGAATCTCCATTTGATTTATTTTGATACTGTATTTTTGTTTGATCAATGCTGTCTAATAGGTCCCAAGTTAGATAAAAACTGTTTGGATGATCCCAAGTTTCTATAGGTTGGTCTAAAACTAAAACTAAATCAAATTTTGAACTTACTTGTATTATTTGATCTTTAGATAAATCAAATATGCTAGTGTGATAATAACCAGAGTTTAACTCAATATCTATGGATGTTATTAATCCGTAATTAGTTTGATTTTTTACTTTGGCTAATTTAGAGACTAGTTCATCTGTTTGTCTGGAATTATTTCCTAAACATAAAATTTTCATCTTTTATTAACAGCGTGTCCAATAATATTAACGGTACTTTCTAGTGTGCTAATTTTATTTTGTAGTTGTTGAATTTGGTCAGATTGTCTGCGAACAATCTCTTGTAATTGCTCTACTGTTTGTGCTGATTCTTTAAGACGTTTTTCGTGGGTCATTAAGTTTGGTCTAGGACCACTAGACTTTCTTTTTGGTTTCTGTCTAAACATTTCTGGGTTAAAAGGGCACATCGTCATTATCCTTGGTATCATGTTCAATACTTAAATTATATATCATTATCATTTGGTCCATGGCTTCTTTTAGAGCAGGATGATTTTTAGACTTACGTTTTATGTCAGCCCAAGATACTTCATCTTTAAATTTTGCCTGCCATTCAGGGTCATTGATAATACTGTCATTATCATCAGTCCAGGTATATGTTGGCTCATACTCATCACCTAACCAATGCTTGTCTACTATTTCACTTAGGTAATCATTGTATTCGTCATTTGTGATATCTATATCGTCATCACCCATTCGTACTAACTCCTTGGTTTCTGGTTTACCTATTTCATGCCTAAACACTGTCTTGCCGCCGTTAGGCGATTCGTAAATATACGCTTTATCTTTTTTCATACTACCATATTAGACTATAGTTTACCACCTCACTCTGTCTGGAAATATCTTTAACGAAATAAGCACATTTTGGACTTTCTTCTTTATTTCCTTGGTTAATTGGTACTGCTAACATCTGTCCTGGTTTAAGTTTTGGGAAATACCATTTAACATCCTGATAGATATCTACTATTTCGATTGGGTAGAACTGTGGCCTAAAACTATTAATAGGATTAAATGTAAAGACATTAAATCCTCTATCATTAATGCTGGTTAATGGTACTACTTCTAAATCACCAAAATCTGGCTCGCCAATCAATAACTGCCAATCAACTGGCATCTTAACCAGATTGCCTCCGATGTTTAGAACCAATGCTGGTGAATTAAACGACTCTAAGAAGATCAACGGTATAAAGAAATAATCAGGATTTTTAGGATCCGAATTATCTAATATACAAAATCGCATATCTTCTACTTCTTCTGGTATTTCGTTCATTTCAAATGCTTGGTTATCTAATGTTAATATGTTCATTGCCACTCCGTTTTTTCTACCACAAATGGATAGTTTGCTTCTTTATAAAATTGTTTGCGTTTTGTTAGGTGTCTTTTAGCAAACTTACAGGTTGATGTTATATCCCAAATCTGCACAAAATCTTTATCCTCAGCTTTTCTAATGCCTCTACCAATTGACTGAATAACACGTACAAAAGATTTGCCAGGCTCAAGGAGAACAAGATTAAAAATCCTAGGAATGTTAATGCCAACAGCGGCAACGCCATAAGTAGCAACAATAACTTTGTCCTCACTAGTTGCCACTTCGTCATATTGTTCTTTTCTGTCATCTGCTTTGGTTCCTCCTGACACAAACACTGCGTCTTTGATTTTTTCTACCAGAGCTTGTCCGGGTGCTATGCGATCAACTAATAACAAAGTGTTGCCACTCGTACGAATAGTTTCTACCAGCTGTGCGATATAATCAAGCCTGCCCTCTGTTTCTAATAGATATCTTAACTCATCTTGATAACTTTTGTACTCAACGTGATCTACTAATTGTAACACATTTACGTGACAGTTAGCAAGTACTCCTTGCTCCTGTAATTCGCTAGCCGATAATCTACCCAATACATCACCTAGACTACATCTTAAACTAACAAATTCGTATTCTTCTTTAGGTACTGTGCCAGTTAATCCCCAACGAATAGGTATATGGGCCATAACTCCTGTTAGTAAAGTTTTAAGGGCATCCGCTTTGGCCATATGTACTTCATCTACCATGACACAGGCTACGTCTTGTAGAAACTCACCTATTGTGATGTCTACTTCGCGATTACGTGATCCTTTTAGTAAAATGTTTAGACTTTGCCAGGTACAGATAGTGTGTGTACGACCAAACTCTTTGCGATCACCAAAGTAAACACCTACGTCTAATCCCATGTTGATGTAGTCTGCTTCTGTCTGTGTAACCAGACTTTTGTTTGGAACGATAACAATAGTACGACCATGTTGTTCACATCTATGACTTAGTACAGCAGTGATTAGAGTTTTACCAGCACCTGTGGCTACTTCTTGAATACACTGTGGGTTCTCTAAAAACTTATTAATTATTTCAACTTGATAATCACGCAACATGATTGGCTTGCCTGCTTGAGGGTGTTTTGAAGGCCACACATAGTCCGCATAACTGTCTTCCTGAACTTTTTCAAATGTAAACTGAGTTTGGTATTCTCGTAAATCTTCTATATCAATACCATATCCTTGACTTTCTAGATAAGGAATAATATCTGGTAGTAGATTAATATACGTTGAACCACCTAGTTGAAAGAACCCTACTTTACCATCCCACCGTCCTAGTCTAACTGCTGGCATATAACGAGCACCAGGAATCTCATACTTAAATTTATTAGTAAGCTCTTTTCGTTCATGTAGATCTAATCCTTCAATCTTAACATTAACTTCATCTTTAATTAGTAGTGTTACATTCGCCATACTATTATTATATACTCATGTGTGTTCTTAATCAACCACTACTCTTAAAGGAACATTACCAGAAACTAATTCTGCGGTTAACTGATCAACATTGTTAATAGTACCAAAAGGTAATACAGTTATCATATCCTGTGTTGTCCATTTAGGCAAGTTCCAATGGGTTAACCATTCTTGCTCATACGGTTTCCACCAGGATATAAAATCATTTTCAAAGGATTTAGGTAATGTAAAATCAATATCTTCCAATGCTATAGAAAACCTGGGTCTTAATGTAGTCCACGGTTTTGCTAACTCACATATTCTTTGAAGATTATTTGGTTCTCCATCAATCCAATATCGATGAGGTTGTTTTCCTAATTCAGACCAATCACAATAACAGGTTCCTTTTTTTACAAACTGCGTACCTTCGTTAAGCAAGTTAATATCAAATGGTTTATCTAACGGACCAGTCTTATCTCTATGATTGATAATAGCAACATTATGTAACATAAAAGAATTTGAATTATTTAAAATTTCTAATAGATGTAGTGTTTCATGAAACAACAACCAACTATCAGTTTTTAAAACAGTAAGTTCAAAGATTCTATGTAATTCATTTAAATATTCTTGTTCAGTGCATCTTGCGACATCTAGTGTAAGTTCAATTTGATCAGCATATTGTTTTAAATCTTCAACAATAGTACTAGGATTTTGCAAATTTAATTTTGAACAATCAAATTTACTAAAATTTAAAGGAACTGACTGTAACAATTTATAACATTGTTTAATCCAAATGGCTGTGGTGTTATTCTGTTCTAGATCAACATTGAATTCTGTATTATTAGTAAGTACTATTTTCATCATATAGTTTATTGTAAGACTCTCTTATGACTTGTTTAAAATTGTCATTGATTATTTCATGATGTACAATAATGTGATATCTTATTTCGTTACTGTTATTAATCACACAGTGTCTATTGCTAATGTCTAACATATATGCCTGTCCAATTTTGAATGGAACAATACCATGATTCTCCATATAAAAATTACAGCCGTTGGGTTGAGTAATAGCAATATTAATTTCGGCCAGACCTTTAATACCTCTATCCTTGTGTACTTCAATACTAGCACCCGGTTCTAATTTCATTACTCGCAGTCTACGATATGTTACTCCTGGCCATAATGTTTTAAAAAATGTAACAGTGTTAGGCATGTATTGTTCTGCTTCTGATGTCCATATATATGGTCGATCGTCATTAACTTCTTGAGTAGTATCAAAACTCTTTCCATGGATACAAAAACTTTTCCAACCTTGGTTATTGTTGTAATCTGTTCTATGGTCAACAAAATATGTTTCAATTTGTTCTATTTCTTTAAGTATAATATCTACTGGTATTTTTATTGCCAGTTCTAACCATGGTAGTCCCATATTAATTATATCTTCATAACTGGCGCCTTGCTTAAATGGCAACGAATCACTCTTATGATTAGCAACATGTTTAGCAAATAACAATGCTACACTTTTTTTATCAATCATAATAAAGTAATCCTACTGTTACTAACGGTGTCTAAGAATAAATCATACTCACTAGGAGAGTTTTTAATTAATGTATATCTATAATCAAGAATATTACTAGCCCACACACTAATAGGGCCATCTATTTCGCTGACCAGTGTAGGAAGTCGTTTGACCATATCTACATTTTCTATCTGAACCACTTTATGTTTTACTGCTGTCCAATCAGATGTATCAACGGTAATTCTACTGTTAACATAATCAATAAATCTTTGTTCTTTAATTAAAGATATTTTTTCTTCTAATGTTAATTTGGGATCATCCAAGTTAAAATGTCTTACTTTGTTTTTAAACATGTAATCTAAACAAAACTTTCCGTAATTATTTCCATCCCACTCGTTAAGTAGTTTAGTAACAAAATCAATCTGTGTTTGACTAATATCTAATAGATATATACGTTCTACATCTGTATTAAACAAATTTTTAATCCAAAACAATCCACTAGCAGGACTGATCACAGTTCCATTGGCTAGGTAAGTTGGTTCATTGTTTAATACCCACAAGTGATTTTCAGCTATATCAAATTGGTATTGCTGTTCGCTAATCCATTTATGAGCATATTCGTCATCATACAAATACTTTTTTAAACTACGCATCTGATCCGACCAATTACTAACTAAATCATTTTGTTCTAATTGTGTCACAATCAGTTTTGCTCCAAATAGATCTGATTGTTGTTGTATTGGCTCAGTGCGTCCTGGCCGTAACCATAATGGAGTATAGTCGTGATGTATGTTTTTATCACTTCTTATTGGGTATGGACTCAAGTGATCTAAAGTATCTAAATCTTCAGAGTCAAAATATTCAGTATCAATGAATGTTGTTTGAGGATGAAGGTAGAATGGGTCGCCATTTAATGGATCGGTAATGTGTCCTATTAATCCCTTATGTGGATAGTTCTCTAGTCTTG